CGAGGCCCCTCTATAAATTATGCGTTTGTTTCTACTAATGAAACTACCCCTTTACCATCTTTACGGTTCTGAGTAGCCCCAAAACGAACGACAGATGAAATCATAGTGCCACCTAAATACTCCGGCTTGCCTCTTTCGATGAAAGTTGCGGCGTTGCCCTCAGCATGGCGAACTAGATTAGAATGCCAGAATAAAGCGGCAGCGTTATCGGTTGCGGCGTTGGCCTCGTCAATTGTACGCTTAATAGCCGCGTCCACGGAATAAACTAAACCATTGGACCCTTTGGCCTCATTCCAGCGCATCATTGAGGTAAACCCGAAGATAGTACCTATCTGACCGCTTTTAATGAGTGCGATCTGAGCTTTATCTGCCTCCGTTAATTTGTCGATAAGGAATAAATCCTCAATCATGTCAGGGGTCCAAAGAGCAAAACGACCGCCTCCACTGGGCAGGTTCATTTTATTGAAAAGACTTTGCACACCCACCAGGTCATCATAGATAACTCGTTTACGATTACCCGTTCCCCCTACCAGAGAGGTGGTTCGGCTGGTCGTACCTGTAGTTCTTAAAATATTTGTGCCCGGCACAGACCCCCAATTAACCGCCGAGATATCAGCGATACGGGTATTAAGGCGGTCCGCGAATTGGCTAACCACGTCCTGCAATTTGCCGTAATTGGTTACGATGTCGTTTTCACGCGATACAAGCACCGGAGGCACGTACACCTGCTCAACAGGATACGTTTTTTTGTCGTCAGTGCGTTCCGTAGCCGCCAAAGGCAAAGCCGGAACTCCGCTTTTCGCGTCAGGAATAACCCCCGCGATAGGAATTTCAACAGACTCGACATCAGGAGCGATGCCTCCGTCTCTCATTGATTTTTTAAAAAAAGCATTGTCGGGAAACAAGTATTTTTGCAGTTCCTTCGAAAACTTAATCGGCTTCATTTCTGCCATGGTATCCTAGTTTTTAAGATTAATATTAATCGACTTGCTCATTGTCGACCAGGAATCCTGTACCGTCGAAAGTGGCCGTTTTGGTGATAATTTTACCTGCTACACCCGCGTAAGTTGTGCCAGTTATGCCAGTACCAAAAACAGTATCCTCGGTTCCTGTAGTTCTTGTTCTGATCACTAATTTTGCTCCGACTTCGAGATCGGCGTCAAGTGTCAAATCCAAAGTTCTTGCAGCTGTAGCGATGACCACGTCACCGTCGATCATTGTCAGGTTATCAAAAATCGTCAGAGCTTGCGCCCCTGAAGCTGTTAAAGCTTGCTCGTCGGCTTTACCAAAAGGATATTTTACACTCATAATTTATGCGTTTTGCCAAGCGTTTAACATTTTTTCAAAGCCTGCGAGGTCGTTCTCTTCCATTTTGGTCAATGCCCCTGGGTCGTTATCAGCTAAATTCTGATACTTGTCAGCGAGTTCCTTCTCAGTCAACTCCTTTTTTTCGTCGCCTTTCTTACCACCACTTTTAAGGTCGTCCGAGATATTCACATACTCAGGCTTCATAAAAGTAAGCACTTTAAAAGCTTCAGGTTGGGAGATTGCCATATTGACGAGCTCATCTTTTTTAGCGGCATCAAAAAGCCCCTTATCGATGTAACCCTGGACTTCGCTCTCGGCCTTGCCTTTCTTCAAAGTGTCATTTTCGGCCTTAAGCTCGCCCACCTTTGTCTGCAAACCGTCAGCCCTCTGAGCTTTATCCTGCAAATTTTTCAATGAAGATAGGACGGCGTCTTCGCTGGCCTCTGCATTGAGGTTTAAGAACTTGAAAACTTCTTTCATTTTCCTTTTATTTTGATTATTATTTTGGCCAGCTTCGGCCGAAAACTCTTTACAAACATTCATGTACTCCTCGCGGGTACAATTCCCCATTAAAGCAGGTTTTTTCTTGCCCTTGCCAATAGGGATCACCTCATCCGCGAAACCGTTCTCAACTAACTCCGTGGCACTGAAACGGGTCTCTTTTGCCATTAGTTCGGAAAGCTCCTTTTTCTTTAATTTGGTTTTATTCAGGAGTACATTGGAGATAGCATCATTCATCTTTCTGGCTTCTTCCCTCTCGTCGTCATCCTCGACACCTTCTAAAGTTACCCCCTCAAAAAGTACGTTATGAATAAGCCCGGACCCGAACTCTAAAACCTTCCTCTCATCCCCGGAGGCCAAAATAAGGGAGGCGATCGAATCGCAAACACCCTCACACACAGTTATTATTTTGACCTTAGATAATAAGTTTGCAGATACAATGGAGAAACCCTGGGCCACCGATCCACCTATCGAATTGATCCTCTCAACTATTTCAGAGGCCCCTATACTGTTCAAAAATGCTATTTCATTAGCTATTGCGGAGCCGTCGACCTCTAACCCTATGATGCCGTGTAGCATTAATTCGAATCGTCCGTCTCCTTGATTTTTGAAATATTTCAAATTCATACCGTAAAACTAACTAATTGTTACAGGATTAACAAATTATGGGCGTTTATTCTTAACGGGCCTAAAAAAGTCTTTTACTTTCGTCCAAAAGCCTCTTTTATCTTTCGTCAAGGGGTTGCCCTTCGTTCTGATCGGTTGTCGCCCTCTTACTCTATGCATGTCATAAAATTATTAAACTCCCGGAGAAATCCCCGAAAGCGGCGGTATTTTGGCTTGTTACGTTGTCTACATTTAAGTACACATCACTGCCCGGCGCTATTGATAGGGGTGTATCCGCTCCAAATTCTTTTATGGCTCTCTTATTATCGGATAAAGCTAAACTATGCCTTTCACGAGGCACTTTTCCCCGCTCAGTTATAAATAGCGAACCCTCACCAGCTACATTCTGGGTTCTGGCCAGGTCAATAGCGTAATTATATAGGTCGAATTGTACGACTTGTCGCCCGTCCTCCAAAAACTCCGGCACCGTATAAACAGCTTGCCTCGTCTGGTCCTTCCCCGTAGGTATCACCGACCTTACAGTACTCAAATCATTAGGAATGCCCCCCGTTATTACCCCGTCTTCGTAGATGTACACATCACCGATCAAGGGGTCGCCGTTGTTATTAAAGGCTCTATTGCTCGCTATATTTAAAAAGTTGGTCGGGATTAGTACTTTTGTTTGCCCCTCTAACGTTACGAGTGTTATTTCTCTCTGTAGCCTCCCGTTTGCATTTATGCCGATCGTCTCGACCTCCACCTCGACAGTATCGAGTAAACTAGATGAACTGATATAATACGCCTGTGGAATAGTAGTGAAAATATAGATGCCTCCGAGAGTCCAGATGGTTTCGGGTGTTCCTGGGTCAACATCTAAATTAACACCCCATTTATGGATAACGTTTTGTTTTTTATTTGAAAATTGGTTTTTAAGGAAAATATTCGTGACGTCGATCCTCGAAGCCGTGAAAAACTCCACTTTAATAGCGTTAAGCTCGAACTGCTCCTCTTTGTAAACCGTGGATGTTCTTTGCGTAGGGTCTAATGAGAGGTCTAAAATACCCCTCTCAGTGTCCCCTGAGCCCAAAATCGAAGCCTTTAAATTGGAATGAAACCCAATAGCAGAACCCACGCCAAAAACTCTTATTTGCTCTGTTCTCTTGAATCGGAGTATAAAAACTTTAGGGTTATCGGTTGACTCATTGTGAATGCCATCATTATTAACATTCCGGAATATATCCTTTGGGTCGCCTATCCAACCAGTGAAGTCTGACGCCTCCCAATCCACACTATCGACAGTCACTTCATCGAAGTTTACGGCCAATGGAGATATCGGATTTGAAGAAACGACAGGAGAATTTAAAAAGTTATTGAGGTAGGTTACAAACTCGGCCTCTGTGCTGAACGTATTCCCGAATCGGTCTGCAAAATCAACGTACCCATGGTTATTAAAATCCTGCTCCTCTATACCGTCAAAAAATATAAATTTACCATCCTTTATATAATATTTGACCTCACCAGGGTTGTATTGGATTGGTTCGTTCCTCCCGGTTTCGTCTATTATCCTGACGACTGTTTGATCTAAAAAGATTCTAAAAGCCATAGGTTAAACGTTAGAAGGGGTTACGATAATTACAGGAGTAACACTCGAAACATTTTTAGCGATCCCCTGCTCGGTCGCCATGGTTGAATAGGTCGTTTGCCAGACTATCGGCTCGGTGTGGTCCGGGTCATCCTCTTCACTTACCCTTTGCAGTGGGTTAATGTTGTTGCTCTCGATATTTGCAAGAGCCCTATGGACCTTATCAACGATACCCAAAAGAGATAAAAATTTATCCTCTTCCGGCGTATGACTCCAATAGCTAATATGGAGGGTAAACTGCAGAGACTCTGTTTTTTGCTGTTGAGTACCTTGGGAGTTGAACGAATCCAACATCGAAGGCAGCCAGGGTATCTCTGAAAATTGGAAGAAAACAGCAGGATTATTGAAAGGCTGCTCCTCGTTCTCAGTGTTAAATTGGTTATTGAACTTGCCGAAGGTTTCTACCTCCGGGACAGTTGCTATCGCAGCTTTAACAAGGTTATAGAGTTCAATTTTTACGCTCATTGTATTATGCTAAAGGCATGAAAAATAAAAGTTTCAAAACTATAAAAGCTATAAGCCCCCAAAATACTCCGACTATTGCATCCTCAGTTTCTTGTTTCATCCTAATATTTTATCGATCGATTTTAAAATAGTCTTTTTATTCTTCCTATCCAACTTTTTAGAATCCCCTAAAAATTCCCTTTTTGGCATTCCTTTAAGCCCATCATTGTGCCTTCGAGCATAAGGTATTCGGACGGTCCCGAGTACGATACTTTTGAAAGTTAACTTCCGGACTCGAACGTCGCGCCTCAGTGCTCCTGTGTCTACCAAAATGCCCCGGCCGGTGTTCCGCTTTGTTGTTCGTTTTCTCGGTTTCCATCGCCCCTCATCCGTTTGACCCCCTCCCTTCCTAAAGCCTGCTAAAAACCAATTTAAAGAGTCGTTCGCAATTATCCTAGGAAGTTGTGTTTTAAGCCTCTCAGCTTGCTTTACTTTTCTAGGGAACTGAAAACCTTTACCTCTTCTTTTTATTGGCATTATTCGATTATCAACTCTTCTAAATCTATACTAACATCGCTCACAGCCTGGAAACTTATCTCGACTGTGTTCCTCGATCCCCTCACCTGACTATAGCTATCCCCTTCAATCACAATAAAGCCAACGTTTAGCCCATCGTTAAGGAATGAACTGACAATGGATAAAGGGGTATTGGCGTCCATTAAAGCGTTTAAGTTTTGCAGCTCCAATTCTGGGAAAGTGTTTGATTCGCTCACTATCTGACCGGATATTGTGACGACATAATCCCCTGCTGAGATATACTCTTTGACTGTCCCGTCTCGGCCTTGTATGGGCGTTTTTATGACGTTCTTTGCCCTGTTGGCCACTACGAGAACGTTTTGCAGTCTAACCTCATCAAATGCGATAGTATCACCGAAAAGGTTTATGTACTGCCCAGCCGGAAAACTCACATCGTCAAAAATAGGCGTACCAAGTGAACTCACCCCAATAGGTTCATCCGTTGGGCTGTCTGGCACGTTGAAAAGCCGCCCTTTGATCACCTGTAGGCCCGTCCGGCTTATCTGAAACGCTACATTCTTATTGGTCTGTAGCTGCGGGGGTATTGTGAAGTTTTTCTCTGCCATTATACAAAACCTAATCCAAAATTATTTTTCGTGAGGGGTTGGTCCTCGGCACTCACTTTATAGTAAGGATGCGACTCTGTGAAAATCTCTCGGGTCTTCCCTACGTTATTGTTAAACACACTCGACGAGTTCTCCGGAACACCTTTTAATTTTGAGGTCTTACCCTCGGATAGTTGGATAACCCGACATCTACAATTGAAATCGTTAACAGGCATTCGCGTATCCCAAAACTCGTGATCAACTGGAAAAGTTAAATTATCCCACTGAGCATGCTCATGCCGGACCCGTTCGTCGTCGGCTGTCTGGTACTGCAAGAAAGGTAAAATTTCTTTGTCCTCCTCTATCTCGACCCAATGCTCCGCCCCTTGTGCCGGGCCGAAGGTTGTATCCTGCTCAGTTTTTAGCCATGTTTTGTTATAGGTGTCATCTACGGGGGCGGCCAGTTCCCGGAACTCAGCGAAAGGCCTTTTAAACCCCTCCTCTGTAAAAACTAATCTACTCAGGTTGTTTACCTCCTGAAAAGTTTTGGCCCCCGAGAAAGTATTCATATTAAACCGGAACGCATCTGCGTAGCCTCTTCTTACCGACCCCTCCGCAAAAGCTGAAGCCTCACCAAAGCCCTTATTTACCTCCTCGAGTAATTCCTCGAAAGTAAACAGGAAGAGGAAATCGGGTAGATTAAATTTTGAATAATCCCCCGAGAAAATCCCCGCTAAAAGCTTTTTTTGTGAGTACGTAGCCATGCGAAATGCTTTCTTTTACGTAAATAAAACATGTCTTTTTCGTTGTCGTATGCCTCTTTTTCCATTGGGTTATTTCTGTATCCCTTAAAAAAGAACATTACCGAATATACCCAATAATAACCAACAAATGGAACCAAAAACCAAATCCAGTGTGGGATAAATAGAGCCAACAGCGAACAGGCTAATAGGTAAGCTAAAAATACCTCTATTTGCTGCCTGAGATGTATTCTCTCATGGTTCATCTTATGCACAGGGATGACTTTTTTAATAAAAATAAAAGGCCATACCGCCATATATTTAAAGCGACCAAATGGTATATATTTGTTTTTTACTATCATTTCAATATGCCTAATAGTACGTAACCTCTATCTCCTGTATCGTCAAAAGATCCTGACGTCCACTGGACACTAAATCTTTCTAAACTAACATTAGTTGTAGCTACAGCTACTTTACCTGTGATAACCTCATTTACCCCATTTACTAACGGTAAATTTATTACTTTTGAGTCACTCAGAATCATAGCAGTACACATTACAACGTCTGAGATATCAGATAAGCCATGAGGGATCAACTTCGTTGCATCAGCACCCATATTCCAGTTAGTTATCTGTAATTTCTTCCACACGACGCCGTCCAATACGTCCGACACTTTAGCGGGGGTCATAACGGTATTGTCATCTGTCCCGGCCTTGGCCTGCGGGGTACTCGATTTTTTTAAGTCAACAATGGTATCCAATAGTGAGGGCGCGTTAACAGCATCAAAGCCCGTAATACTCGCCACATTAACTAAAACAGCTCTGTTTTTCTGGTAGGTCTGCCGAGGTATGGCGTCGTTAAAGGTTTTGTCCCCTAAAGCGTCGAAAGTGACAACCTTTTGAAATTCCCATAGGTCCGTTCCTTCTGTTTCTGATACCATAGCCGCATCGACTTGTAATACTTCACCATTCAACCACACGTAACCGGCAGTTACGTCGGCATCGACCAAGGGGTCCAATGCCACAACCGCCCCCGATATAGCTAGGTCAGTAGTCGACCCCAAGCCAAGTAATAGGCCAAATAAGGCCGCTCTGTTGGCGATTGGGTCCCTCATTATATTATCGATAGTTATATTGGGTTCTCCCCCCGAATAAGTTAGTTTTTTATCCATGGTTAAAAAGTTACAATGTTATAAGTTTTCCCCGCTACTAAATAGAAATCGACTTGGTTCCGGAGCAAAGTCTCATCGAAAGACACCGCGATAGGTATGTTGATTGTGAAACTATCCCCCCCGATGCCTTCCCCGTCTTCGTATAGGCTTATCGGCGCTGGTATTACTTCGCCGTCTTCGTACAAGCTTAATGGCGATGGGTCTGTCTCTCCGTCTTCATATAGATCCACGAAATTAAAAACGAGACCGTTCTCAGTTATAAAAATACCTCTCGATATATCGTCGTAGGTATCGTTCAAGAACTCCTCCAACGCCAAATGTTGGCCCGTATAGGATAGCTTTACCCAAACAGCGTTAACGAAAGTCACCATTTCACCGTTATCCGATTGTAGCGGTGCCAATGCCGCTTTTAAGTAAGATAACCAAATAGGTGTACGCCAAAAATGAGGAGTAAGCCTTTCAGATACTACGCTGAAGTCGATCGAGTATATGCCGAGATTTATCGCCATTTTACACGGTGTAAGTTAAAGTTGAACTCAGTGGGAAGCCTGGATCTATCCCCATATACCCCGCTGCAGACTCGTAGGTCTGTGCGGAATTGGCTAAAACGTCCACAAATACGCCTGCGTCGGGCCTTGCCTCCACTGTATTAGCTACCACATTTAAAACTCCTGAAACGGCCTGTATCGAGTCCGTTAGCCTCATCACTTGCATCTCCCCCGCGAAGTTCTCCCCCTGGAAGGTCTGCAAAAACGCATCGATAGCGTCCTCCACCGGGAAGTCGCCAGGATTCGCTAAACTCTCGCCTGTTGTTGGGTCGATAGCTGAAGGATTGACTCTTATTGTGTATAAGGCTTTCAATAGATCCGGGTCCAGGCTCACGGTTTGCAGGGCTGTCCCTGCGAAGCGTTTATCCGTCCAGTATCCGTCGAAAGCTGTTTTTTCTGGTGCTGTTAATGGGATTGCATTGCCTCCACCGTCAAGGGCGGCGGCTTTGATAGTTACGAGGCCATTATTTTCACTCGCGGCGGCCAGCTCCGCTATTTGTTTGGTCTCATCGATAATCGCATAGGTTAGATTACCGTCGATTAATTCGAGGGTGTCTCCAAATTGGAAAACTAATGATTCTGAAGCATGCCAGGATAATGTGCCTGTCGGTATCTCTGCCGCTCTTTGTTCGATGTCTTCTTTGAATAGGTCGAATAGACTTTCGAAAAAAGCGATGGACGAGGCCACAATGAAAAAGAATAGATTCCACAAGGCTGTCGCACTCGTTGAGGTTAATCCATCGAGATTCGAATCGGCGTCTTTAGCGTCGATCATTTCCTGTTTTATTTCCGCTATTGTTCTGGCCATTATCTAAAGTATTTTTTGTACATGTTTTGCAACTCTTTTCGGCCCTCCTCCTCTTCCAGGGTTGCTGGGTTGCCTGGAATGGCGACGACTTCTTTCTCCTCTAAGCTTAGGTTGAATTTTTTACCTATCTCGTCTGGGTCCATGTTGAATCTAACCGCTAATTCCTTGATTATGGTCGCCCATTCTGTCAGTGTCACCCTGTCTTCGATCTCCCAGCTAGAAAAGAGCTTTGAAGACTCCGGAAGCATACCAATACTTTTCAGGAATGGGATTAACTGCTCGTCGATCGTCGCGGCGAGATCCAGCTTATCCGACCAAATGACGTCCGACATAACCCCGTCGTGAACGTCGGCGCTCCCTGCGAATGCTTTCTCGTCGGTCGTGCCTGTTTGGGATAAAACTATTTTAGCGATTGCCTGGTCGCATTTTTCAATCAAATTTTTGTAAATGTCGGAAGCGCTGCCGCTGTTCCCTGTTGGGTAGGTGACCTCGACCTCGTCGTCGGCATGCCCTATGAAGTAGGTCGCCCCTGACATCTGCTCAAACATGTTAATCATGTTTTGAAACCGCTCATTATCCCGGATGTTGGTTTTACCTTTCCGAAAAGGCATACCAAAAATACCAGCATGCTGGGACCAGGAGCCGAAAACCTTCTTATAGATCCAGAAAGGGCCTATCTTATTCAACAGGCCGAGATCCTTCTCCCTCCCACAAGGGATCAACCAACCAGAACCAGGGCCCCTGAAAACGGGTATTAAGTTTTCCTTATCCTGTACGGCCAGGTTTTTGTCTTTTAGTATGGCCCTCAACCGAGGCACCATATTTTCAAAAGGTATATTTTCGACGGGTCTATCTCCGTTTTTAATATTCAGCTTAAACTCTCCGTCGATCGGTTGCCTAAATTGACTTATTGAATAGCCATAGAATTTAGCCATCATGCAGATTTGCAGGAACTCCCTAAACCAGGGTTGAGGCGTCCCGTCTGGTTTAATTAAAACCGCTGTGGCCTCTTCGTCTACTTCGTTGTTTTCACCCTTCAATGAGATCCGGCCCCCCGTGGCTTTCCCGATCCTCTGCTGCTTAGTTGCGTGAACCTGGTCATCGTCTAAAACATCGACGTACAACTGGTATAGTGAAAACGGATCCGGGTCGTTTGGGTCTTCAGCCTCAGCGATAGCCAGGCGCCAATTTTCGATATCCTGCTTTATCCGGTCGACCTGGTCCTCAATTATCTTATCGATGGCCTGTTTCCGGGCAGTTGATTGGTTGCGGACATCCTTACCGACCTCCCCGATAAATTCAGTGAAAATCTTCTTTTCACTATCCGTAAATCCTTTACGGCCTGTTATATTGGATACTATATCTTTAAAAAGCATAAGCAGTGTTTGAGGATGTTCCGAAAGCTGCTGACTCGGTGTTCTGAGGCGTTTCGCCGTCTCCGTCAGTTATAACAGGTAGATCAGGTGTAACTGTGCCCTGTTGCACCATTTTAAGCCAACCAATGGCCCCGCCCTTCTGTGTTGGGTCGTCGCCATCATATCTTATGCGGCGCTGGTCTGGTACTGATTTAGGGTTTATGCGGCTGTGGATGTTGTAAAGAACTATGTCGACTGTCACCTCAACGAGTTTAGGATTGCGGCTATCTTTTTGTTCGAAATCGGTTGCACTTGTCAAGTCCGTACCCCCATCAGCGATCGCGGTATAATGCAGCTCTGTAGTTGTTTGGTAGAATCGATCCCCGGTCGTTGCTGCTGTTACCGTGTCGTCTGCTGTTTCGGTTACTGACTTAAAGACCCGTGTTTCGTCGTATCTGTGCCTTATGAACCCCGCCGCCTCCTCCTGTGCCGCCGGTAATGCTTTTGTGAGGA